CCAACGTACTCACGAGGGAACGCCTCATCTACATCTTGCAGAACGCTCTTCACTAGATCCTGGCGAACGTAAATATCGCGAACCAGCGCATCTAGGCTGCCACTGTTTTCAATCCGGAGCTCGTCGGGTAGCGTTCGAAAATCTTCTCCTCGCTCAGCGCGGGCCGGAGGAGATGGGAGGTAAAACACTAAAAGAGGGCGGCGATAAACGGCAGCCATTTTGACCAATAGCGCGCGCGAGATTTCTTTTTCGCCCGTCTCGTAGCGCCTGAGAAGCTCGTCGCCAGATAAACGGCTGCCGCCTATCGCTAGAGATTTCGCAGCCTTTTCTTTAGAGAAGCCTGCAGTTTCGCGCGCCCAAACGAGCACTTCTGGATTAATTCCAGGCATACGTCACCGCTATTGATTCCATATTCATACACATCATCCATTATCACCGCAGTGGTTCATGCACGATACTGAGGCTGAATACCGTTTATCGCAAGTGTCCAGCTTTCAAAAATCCCGCCACACCGCATACCCCACCACCTACCCACCCTTCACCCTGGTGATGCGGCCGTCACTGACCTCCTCGGCATACCCCATCAGCCGATCCTCTCCAGCCTGGAACACGGTGATCATCCTCAAGATGGCCTGAGCATCAGCCTCATTCCCAGCCAGGCTCAATCGCTCGGCGATCCGCATCAACTCGACAGCCGACCACTTGAAGTCGGAGGCCAGGCCTCGCAGGTCGCGCTTCAAGTCTTGCTCCGGTTTGTTAAGGCTCATAGCAGACATCCCTCTCTTTTCAGGCCAGTACCGATCTCGGTCCGTGACATCGCCTGTTAGCTGAAATGCATACGTTTGAGGTCCTGAACAACCGCAGTCAAGGCTTCGACCTGCGCATTCATCTCGGCCCCTATGCTGCTCGTCCCAGCTGCGTCGAACTGTTCAACCAGGCCCTTCATTAAGACAAGATTTCCTTCCATGCTGCTGATTTCACGCTGTAGCAATGCTTGGTCATAGCTGTGAATCGTCCCGCTCATATAGATCCTACTTGGGTGAATGCATCCTTTAGCTCGGTTTCGTGTGCTGAGCTATCCCAGCACCGACCTCGGCCACTTGGCGTCTACTGCCTTGCCGAGGGTCACAAATCACCGCCTCTCCAGATAACTCGGCCGATGACGCGATGCTCATTCATATCGCTGCGTGACAGCATTAAATCCCCGTACTCATCCTTGTCCTCGTTATCGCTCCGGATAATCCAGCTGCCGAGCGGACCCTTAATCAGGCGTTTAACGATCGCGCCGCGCTCTGTACTGGTCAGAACAAAGACATGCCCATCAGCGGGCTCGATCTTCGACTTGTCGACCAGCAACACGTCATGGTCGTTGATCGTCGGCCACATGCTTTCGCCCTCGGCATAGATCACCAGCAGGTTCTCGGGCTTGGCGCCTTTGGTGCGGAGCCAGTCACGCTTAAAAGCAAGCGTCGCTACTTTCTCGACGTGAGGGTTCTCATGGCCAAGCCCGGCAGCAGCTTTGGCACTGTACTGGGGAATGTGTGCGTATTTGTCTTCGACCGCTTCAGCATCGCCCCCGCCAGGGAATGGGGTGTTTGCAGCTGCATTGCGTTGAGCCGCAACGGGCGCCGAAGCCTCGACAGCCGCACGCCTAATTCCATCCGCAAGGGTAGGGCTTATGTCCCAAGGCTTCACCCCGAGCACCCCGGACAGCTTAACCAAGGCATCAAGGTTTAGCGCGACCTTCGCATTGAGGTACTGGCTCACCGTGCTTTGTGGTGAGCTCCAACCGCATTGAGCCCCGACTTCAAACTGGTTGAGCGTTGGATTCTCGCCTTTTGCTTTAGAAGCTGCGACGGCTTTTAAGTATGCCGCCTTCAGGCGCGCAGCATCTTCCAACTGATCGTTATTCAGTGGGGTTCGGATAGGTTTAGTCATGTGTGTGATTAAGTAGCAGCGCTGATATTTTAGCAAACAGCACTGCTAATCCTTTTCCTTGTCTTTATTAAAACAGCAGTGCTAATATCTCCGTAAATCAACCGGAGACTCAGAAGATGAAGACCGTATCCCTTGGGGAGTACTTGTCATCGCATGGCACCCAGAGCGATCTCGCCAAGGCTCTGGGTATCCAGCAAAGCGCCGTATCTCAAATGCATCGATCAAACCGGAACATCACTATCACCTTGCTTGATGACGGTTCGATCTTGGCAAACGAAATCAGACCAATCCCTTCACAAATCCGCCGCCTAGCCCCGCCTCGAACTGAGCGACACCGTCGCCAGCTCGAACCCACGTAGCGCCTCTTGGCTCAACTGATCACGCAACTGACTGGCCTTCTGCTCGAACGCAGGCCAGAGCCTTATCTGAGAGGACAGGGGCAAGGTAGATGCCAAGGCACCCACAAAGCAGCAGAGGGCGGCTAGCTCGCCTTGCAGTTCGGAAGAGTCGGTCATGGGGTAGTCCCTGATCAATTTGGTGATGGCATTTTGGCCGTATCAACGCAAAGGAAAAACTAGGACATGAAAAACCCCGTGCTAGAGACCCGCAGACAGGTTATGGCCGCCGTCTCGAACGCTTTTCCCGGTGGTATGGACTGCGCGGCCGCCCGCCTTGGCATCAAGACCAAGCGCCTGGAAAACCAGATCTACGAGACGGCCGGCTGCAAGCCGCTGAGCGACACCGAAATCCATGTCCTTGAAACTGAGATGCAAACCGAACAACTGCCGGACTACATCTGCGCGATGTACGGCGGTGTGTTCGTGAAGATCCCTGATGCCGCCGATTTGGACAACGTAGATCTGTATCAGCGTTCGCTCAATGCCTCCGCTCAACGCGGCGCGCTTGACCAGATGGTTGCGCATGCCCTGGCTGACGGTGAAATCGATGCGGGGGAGGCGAAGAAGATTCGCGCCATGCACGCCAAGTACATGTCGGCGAGTTTGGAAGCGATTGGTGCAGTCATTGAGCTGCACAAGGCGCGTGCGTGATGAAAGCCGAGCTGAACATTCAGATTGATGCCCAGCCAGGCATAGCCGAGCTGGAGACCTTAATCGCGACTCTTGAAGAGGTTCTCGCCGACGCTCCTAGCCTTCGCCTGCAGGTCCTCGATCATCTTTTCGCCCTCCCTGACGGCGGTTTCAAACCCGGCCTTGTCGAGTTGGTGGCGGTGCCCACATCCGGGGCAGATGGTCACGCGGTCATTCAGCTTCAAGTCGCCGACAGATTGAGGAAATTCGTGTCCGCACTCGCCGCAGGTGATTTTGAAATTCTGAGTATCGATCAATGACATGTCCGGCCTCCTGGGCCCTTTCGTGTGGAAGCAAAAGGCTAGCACAGCGGGGCCGGGCACCTATATCGCCTGAATTTCAGGCACAAAAAAACCACCGGGCCTGGTGGTTCTTCAGCAAAGCAGTAAGCGAGAGAAATCATGACAAACATTGCTCACATTGACAAGTCCCGAGGGTTCACCCGAATGGACAATTCCGTAATGGAGGCGCTTTCCACCGTCGACCTGCCTGCGCGCGAGCTTCGCGTGGTGATGGCTATTGCCCGGCAAACCATCGGGTACCAGGTCGAAACGAAGCGCCTAACTGCCGACGACCTCGGCAAACACACCAACATGCGCCGCGACGTCACCTCGAAGGCCATCAGTCATCTGCTGGAACGTCGCATCATCTATCGCGTAGGTGGAAGTCGCGGCGATATAGGTATCTCGCCGGTTTCCGAATGGGTCTTCTTCGAAGAAAAAGGGCAGCGTCTCACTGAGACCAAAACGTCTCACTCAGACAATATCGTCTCACTGAGACAGGAAACGAGTGAGACCAAAACGGCAACTTGCCTTCTTTATACAAAGAAAGAAAAACCCCCTATAACTCTTCCTTCGGAAGAGATTATTACCCCCCAGGCTGAAACGGCCCCCGCCAAGGCTGACCGCAAACCAGCGTTCGGCAAGCGCGACATGATCGCCAACAACCCTCACCAACTCGCCGAGGCTCAGCTGGATGATTACCTCGCTGTCCGCAAGGCCAAGAAGGCCCCGATCACTGCCCGCATCTGGTCAACCCTGAACGCCA